CATAAGAATAGGGTTACGTAACCAACGAGTCCACATCTTAATTAAAGGCATATAGTCTGCCCCAACATCAATAGACTCATAGATTCTATCTACAAGAGCTTCAGGCATAGGAACCTTGGACACATCCTCCCCCTGTTTAAGAAAGAATTCCTTAGTTACAGGGTTAACATAGATAAGGCCATTAGCCCCATCAGCAATCACTTGAGTATAATCCACTTGTACGAGACGTTCAAAGGTCTCTAAGCCATTATTATACTCTTCCATGGTCGTAGCAGCATTTGTCTCTTTAGAGACCTGCATTAACTGAGCATAGATCTGTTCGTCCATAGGTACAGAGAATGGTTTATCCCCATATGAACCGACGATATTATCGTCTATAATACTTACATGTATCATTTTTCAATTATTATTTCAGGAAGCTCAATAGCCAGCTTCCCTTTGGCTTTTAAATAAACGGTTAATTCTCTTGTAAACTCTGCATTATCCCTTTTATAAAATTGTAAATCACTTAAGAATACATCTACTTCATCTACAATCTCATCACGTATTGCTGCGTATTCTGCAACAGTTTCATCAAAGATTTCAGCTCCTGGTATATCCGCTAAGATAAACAATTCTGCTGATTTAGAGGCAATTAAGGCTTTAGAGTTATCATCATTCTTTACTGAATTACAGTAATCTTGAAAATCTCTTAGCCTATTAGTTAGCTCTTGAAACTCAGTAAATACATCTTTAAGTTCACGACTTTCAATATAGTTGCGTTCTCCGTTTTGGTATATTTCATCTAGAAAGACTGCTAAATCTTTAAATCTAGGGTTAACTTCATTTAGTTTCCACACCCAATCAGGAGTACTGCCTGCTATTTTAGCATTCATCCAATTTTTTACTGCTCTACTCATAGTATATTTACCTTCATTAGTTATTTGTAGAAAGAAATCCTGTATTGGATAACAATTAGGATTCTTCTTAACATACTTTATCTTATTCTCTGCAACCCTTAATAGTTGCGGAGTTTTTATCCAAGATAAATCTTCTTTAAACTCTCTAGATGAGCTTGCTATTACAGGTTGCTGATCATAATAATAAATAGGATTATCACCAGAACCATGAGAATCTCCATAGCCCCAATACTGCATGTCTTTATATACTTGAACAAGTGTAGGAGCTTGATTTCTCATAATCTCTGCAGCTAACTTCATCCATAACTCATCTTCACGAGTACAGTAGTAAGTCACACGATCACTAGTCATCACAGTCTTAAGCTTAGGTTCAACTTTGTCCCAAGTAAGAGTAGATTTATCATGATCGTTATTATAACTACCGTTATTCCTAAGAGAATAAGCAACTATACGCTTTTCAATCATACGCTTCTCAGCAGCAGAAAGTCCGTCAGTAGCCTGTAACTCAGATATTTCTACCTCTCTCTCTTTAAACTCTTCAAGCCATTCATCATCAGGTTCTACAATTGAGTAGTCCTTAAATAGTTTTGAAGCCTTAAATAATGGAGTTAACAAATCTCTATTTGTTTTCATCTTAGCTAACTGAAGCATATCCATGTCATGACTCTGAGCTTTTAGAGTAAGAGTATCTAAATTCCTAGGAGTAATAAGCGTAAAAGATTTGCCGTCATCAATAATAAAATGATCTCTTAAGTTATTTCTACTGTCACCTTCTTCTCTGAAATATATTTTATCAAAGTCAACAGCGTTCCAGCTTTCTGCAGGAGTAGTTTCAATAGATAACTTACCTCCCTTAATAAGAGCAGTAACTTTAGTAATACTAAAAGCTTTAAACAATCCTTTAGGTCCTGCATACTGTATAGTAGTATCTAAGAACTTAGGCTTCATGTTATTAGTATCAATGATCTTAGAAATCTGACGCAGTGCTGAATTATCTTCATTTACAGTATCAGTTAATACATCTCTACATGCCTTAATCCAGTCTAAGAAATCAGTACTCTGCAGTTGATCTTGTACTAAGTCTACAGCTTCTTCAGCAGCTTGAATTATTAAGTCTTGAACAAACTTCTTAGTGTGCTCATTCCAAATAACTTTCTCACGAGAAGGAGTAACCTCTACTCCCTCTTGAAGAACTATCTCTTTACCAGTATCATCTTTGAGTACTTGACGCATAGGGCATTTAAGGCCTACAGAGCCCCATAGCTGCTCCATCTCTAACTCTCTGAAGTCTACGTACCCATAATTGATTCCAGTGGTTGCACCGGGCTCTTTTACGATTACGATATGAGGTTTAGAATACATATAGCTATCTGCTACTAATAAAGAATTAGAATTATGAATAACCTCAGATAAGAAATCTCTAGGAGATACAAAATCATCTTCATTAGTAACCTCAAACTTCACATTGCTTAAGTACATAAGCTGCTCTTCAACAGCTTCTTCAAACCTGTTACGATTGTGTTTCTTAACCCCAAATGAAACTTCAGTATAGTTAAGTTCATCCGTTTCGTGATAGTGAACTTTAGTACCATCAGAAAATGTAATGAACGGATTAAACGAAGGCACATTAAACTTAGTAGTGTACGGGTAACAACTCAATTGAAACTTCTTACCGTTATGCACAGTAGTAATGTTGTAAAAGTCTACGCCTGTAGATAGAGCTACTTTAGCCCCTAATCCAAAAGCACCGAAGTTCTCAGAAGTATTACGTTTAGTTGAATACCCTAATTCTAGGATACCTTCTAAACGTTTCCCCCCAATCCCAACACCATAGTCTGTTACACTAAACGTATCACAAAACCCTACTCCTTCGTTTCGCTTGTACTTAATTTGAATATGATTGTTTTCTTTATCTAAAGACTCTTGATTATAATAATTAGAATCAAAATTAGAATCAGCATATGCCTCTCCCTTTCTTTCGATATAGTACTGATCTACTCTTTTCTTCCCTTGCAATATTTCTAATGCCATTTCCTTCTCACGTTGTGAATCGCAAGCGTTTGTCACTAGCTCACGTACAGATGAAGGTATAGGCGTAGAGTATTGCGTTGACTGTAAGATGTCAAACACCATCTTCTCAGCACCTTTATTGATCTTTTTAGCAACACCGCCCGTATTTGTAACGATATCATTATCAATAGTTTTTATACTCATGATTTAATTTTTTAGAATGAAAAAGCCCCAGCTATTAACTGAGGCTTTAAGATTAATATTTAATTTAATTTATAAAACAGTAGCTCTAGGAGACATAAGTTCTAGTATCTCCGCAACTGTAGTTATATTCTGTCCTTGATTTCTTGGGACAAATAACACAGGAGGATCATCTGTTTTTCGTAGTAAGTCCATAAACATTTTCCATTTAAGGGGAAAACGTTCATTCGCATATCCTTTACATTCTATAATCCACTTACCATGTGGATCTACAAAATCAGGTGTATACGTAATATCTCTAACTTTATGTTTCTTCTTATCTTGGAATCCCGTCTTACCATTGTCTTCATGTCTATTCGCAGGATAATGAAACCCTTCTAATAAAACATACTTATGCTTTTCATAATCAGCTGCAATACCTGCATCTCTTAGCATACGATAACAATGAGCCTCTAATTTAGAACGGAACTTGATTCCATCCACCTCTGTCGGCTTTGATTTTATTTTGGAGGTCCCTCGCTTTGCTCGTCCCTTCCAAGTTCTTGATGACATCTTTTGCTATTTTTACTCCATGGTTCTTAACTAAGTCTGATATATCCTTACTCTCATAATGAGAAGATATCTTTAAGTTGCTAAGTCCATAGCGTTCACAAATTTTCCAAGCCATAGTCTGACCAGGATTAGATATTTTTTCAAAATCATTATCGTATAATACGATTACTTTTTTGAAGCGGCCTTTGATTTCCCCAATGGTTTCTTTACTTGGCATAAGCATTTCTGATTGTAAAGCAAAGGATGCATAACCAAAAGACGCCAAGCACATAACATCCTTGAGGGAACTTGTGAGAAATATTTGATCACCAGTTTCAGGAAGCTGACTGTAGCCTTGTAAGCAGTGACTACCCACGTTAGAACTCCATTTAAAATCTTTTTCAAGCGGGCGATAAATCTTATAACCGCAGTCAAAGCGGTAGCGATAGCTGATACTATTACATGAAAAACGTTGTTCATTGATCCAGTAGTGTGTTATAGGTTTAACGTCAAATATACGTAGAATTCTTTTACTAATATTAAATTGTTTCCAATAATTAGCATCTTTATAATCCCAATTCCTGAATCTAACATTAATATGAGCAGGCACATGCTGTACTAACACTGGTTGTTCAACCAATTTTGGGGCAGAATGTACTACTTTAATACCCCCAGATAAACCAAGGCAAAAGTTTTGATCTATATGCCTAAGTGTCTCACGAAAATTTAAACTATACTTATGTCCAACATAGGAAAAGCAATCAAAGCTATGCTCAGGGTAACCAAAGTCTGTATATCTAAGCCTGTTATTGATTAAAGCTATAGATACTGTAGGATTATTATCCTTACGAAGATCACTCTTAAACTTTTTATTAGGTTCTTGAAAAGGTGGACAGTAATATTTAAAGATCTGATATTCAGATACTTTATTAAGTACCCCATCTTTTGTTAATGAGTCTTCGCTTTTTCTTGACTGTATCATAATAAATAAAAGGAAGGGGGAGAAGGAGGACGCACGTGCTTATTAATGCTTGAACCTCCTTTACATGAATCTCCCCCCAACCTCTATTATTTATAGCCAGTCATTAGTCTCAGTAACTGGGGCTGAACTCTCTGCTGTAGGGGTTACAACCTCAGGGCTATAACTCTGCAACAAAAGATCAGCATTGTACTCAGCGTTGAACGTACCATACTCATCGTTTAGTGAACGAACGAATACATCAGTACGTGCAGGCTTAAGACGTCCGAAGCAACGAGTATATACTTGTTGATACTTACCGTCTTTAACACCTAGCATAACCCTTACTTTATTATCCACTAAAGATACCATTAAAGCCTTAAGCTCAGCTACATTACCCTTAACAATGTCATCGATTGTGTCAAATGCACACTCTCCGTCGTTAGGAATATTAGCCCAAGCTTTTATAAAGTTAATAAGAGTTTCTTCGCCGGGATATGTACGTCGTATACCTTCAGTCTTAAACCAATCTGGGGCTTGCTCAGGCTTCTCTGCCCAAGTTACTTGACCAAACTTATTAGTGATTTGAAACTTACCAGTTTTAGATATAGGACGATGTTCCGCCCCTACAAGGATCTCTAAGCGAGTACTAAAATTACGCTCATTATTCTTTACCCAAAATACTATCTTGTTTTTCACACTTTCACCAAGTTGAATACCTGTATAATTAGGTTCGGTTTTCATTTGAACACCAAGAGCATTAAGCTCTGCAAGGTTAGGGTTAACTGCGATTACAGATACAGGAGCGATGCCTGTGAATAAAGGTACGCCGCCACCAGCAACTTGCACCTCTGAAGAATTAGATTGAATAGCCATTAGTCTTGAATTTCTGAATTAGTATTATTATTTGTTCCATAAAGCATATCAGCTGCTTCTTCTAAACTAGGAGTATTAAAGTGAGCATTAGCACCTTGATCATGTACATCCTCTACTACAGGAATACTAGTTTGATTAACATCTACAGTATCGTCTATAAGCTGCACACGTATTACTTGATGCTTCTTAACTCTAAGCTTAGTTAGCTTAGGGTGAGAGAATACCATCTTTAATTCTGCTGCAGTTAATCCATACTTCTTACGTATGCCCGCACGGTCTATACCGTTACCAAGGTCCATTATTATTTGAGACACCGTCAAAGTTTGAGGTGTTTGTTCTTGCACTACCTCGGAGGTAGCGTCTATTCTTGTGTCGAATGACATGTTTAATTAATTAATCGATGAAAATCTTTGTCCACTCTAATTCAGCATCTAAACCTCTTAGATGCTCACAACGTGAACCTGCTGTGTCGTCGTTTGTTGAGTCAAACGAAATCTTTGTAGTCTTATCTCCTCTATACACATATCCAATAGCATCAGAGTTTGCACATGCAATTTCTCTTAACTTACCAGACAATGATAGATCATTAGCCTTAACCTCTTTCCCATTCTTAGTTAGATACTTATCTTTTAAGTGACCAACAAAGATGACATGAGGAGCCAACTGTGAGAGGCGATTAAACCACTTCATAAAAGCCCTACGTAAATACAAGTAACCTGCTCCGTTTGGGAGAGTTAGCACAGATAAGCCTTTATTATCTCTATCAAAGTTCTTACCCATTGGAGTAAGCCTGTATAGATCTTTGGCATCATCTTCACACCAAACCTCGAGTTGAGTAATGGTGTCAATAGCAATGTACTTATAGGGTTTTCCCTCGCTAATAATAGCCTTCCCAATCTTAGCAAGCTCAGCGAGGGAGTTTGCTTTGACCTTAAGAGCGTTTACCATATCTGACCCATCTTCTAGGTCAATGATAAGACAGCCCTCAAGTTCTGAGAGAGACGTGGTCTTCCCAATCTTGGGAGCACCATATAGAATCATGTTCTTTGGACTCTTGCGAGACGCTTTAACTACTTTTGTAGGTAATTTCATTAGGGTTTTCTTTCATTAATAGTAAAGGTTGATAAATCTGTTTCAAAAGGTATCATACCAAGTAATCCATCTCTGTTCTTTTCGATATGTACTGCCATGAGTCCAATAGGATCCTCACCACAATACTTATCAGTAATCCCATATAAATCATAAGGACGTTGTAGCATCATAACTACGTGTGCATCCTGACCTATAGAGTCACCCCCAAACAAATCTGTTAATAAAGGTTGATATTGTTGTTTAGCTCTATATTCTTGTTCAATATTACGGTTCAATTGAGATAAGAGTATAGTAATACATCCCATCCTAGCTTGTACCATCATACAAGTTTTAGATAAGACGTTTAGTCTTTGCAGCTCAGTATCTGCAGACCCTCGTACTAAACGAGAGTGGTCAATAAGATTAATAACTGTTGCATCAGGGTACATATTAAATACAGATTCATTAACTTCCTCTACATTCTTCATGTTCTGAGGAACAGAGCAAAAGAAAATAGGATACTGTTTATACTTCTGTACCTTATTGCAATACTTATTAAAATTATCTTGAGAGATTTTGTCTTCTACAGACAATAGCTCGAATGGTTGCAGCTTTGTATCCTTTGACCCAGCCCTAAGTATCTGTTGATACCCAGGCATCTCAAAGCTCCAATACAATACTACTACGTTCTTAGCTATATTAACGTCAAGCAAATCAAATATTAGTTGATTTGAAAACGCTGACTTACCTACACCAGGGCGTCCTGCAATAACGTACATCTTGCCACGTTGGAGACCCCCCATCAAATTCTTATTTAATCTACCCCACTTAGTAGGGTATACCTTCCTCTTACCGTACATACCAGTACGAACTTCAGAGATAGATTGATCAACTGATTTTGATATATGTTTAAGTATACTTATGTCCGACAGATTATAACTGTCGTGTGATTCTGTCTCCTGTTTCTGAGTCATTTTCTAGATCTTCGTACTGCTCCCACGTATACCCATTAAGCCAAGTCTGTAACATTCTCATGTAGCTTAAAGTATTATTTTGTTTCCTGATACGTAATTCTACCTTTAATAAGGTAACAATTTTCTCATGCAACAATTTATTATTTCCTACAATAGAACGATACTTTTTCTTAGCTTTATCATTAGCTTTAGCATTAGCATCCCTAGCTCTAAGGATACGAGTGCCATCTTTACCAAATACTTTTAGAGGAAAGTGGGAGAGAAACTGAACCCACATAGCGTCGAATGAAGATTGGAAAAAATCCAAAAACTTCTGTCTAACTGTGTGATCCTCAGGCTTCTCCCCCAACTTAACAAATCCCCTCTCTTGAAGGGCCTCTGCGTCCGGTTTTAAATCTAACTCTAATAAGGCATCATAGTTCTTATCATATAAGAGATACAAATATACAAAATCATCTGCAGATATACTAATGTTTTTTAGAATTTCTGTATCTATTTTGATTATCATACCAATTATTTAAACACTACAGTTATTTCTGTACCTTTTATTGTTATAGTCATGTCATCCGACTTTTTCATAGCCTCAAACATAGTGTCTTTAAGAGTTGTTTTCTTAGCTTCTGGCCACTTGTGTGAAGGAGCTTTTTTGCTCTTAAGAGTCTGATATTTGCTCATAATTCTTCGAGCACTCATCCCTTTAAGGGCTTCCTTAGAAAACATACCTTTAAAGTCTTTAAAGATACCATTTGCAGTTTGTAGTTGATTAGAGCTGCTACTCTCATAACGATTGAGGATTATGTCCTCCATTTTCTTATTATATTTAGCATTCATTACTAAAATAGTTTGTGAGATCTACGTCTCGATTTATATTATTAAGCGATTTAGTGGCTTGTTCCATCCACTTTTCTTCTTGAGAGTCTTTAACATAGAGTATATATACTCTACCTCTTTTACCCTTTTTGAAGCGTATAAGTCTACCAAGTCGTTGAATCATAGGCAAAGCCTTACTCTCCAACCCGGCAATAATCCCAATCCCTACGTCAGGTACATCAAACCCTTGATTAAGGGCCTTAGCACTACATAGGATTGCGTTATCAGTATTTGAGAACTTATCTAAAGATTCCTTTTTTTGTTTAGTAGTCATCTTAGAATGATAAGTATCTCCGTCTAATTCACCTGCCATAGCATCAGTCATTTCAATAGTACCTGCAAAGCAGAGTATTTTTTGATCTTTATGATGCTCAGCAATAAGCTTAGACGTGTCTAATTTATTATCCGCATGCTGTACAATAGACTTACGCCTACGTATAGCTCCGAAGAACATAGCTGCAGCCTTTTTATCGCCTTGACCCCCTTTTAGGATACGATTAGCCTCATTAAAGGCATTATGTCCCCCAAGTAGGTACTTGCAGTGTACAAATTGCTGATTAGCTCTCTTGTACGCAAGCATCTCCATAGGAGTAAGCGTTATAGGGATGCAGTGAATATCATAAGGAGCTACAAGCTTCTTGCTTACACATTCATCAAGAGTTATCTGATAAACAGTAGGGGCAAGTGAAGTTAGTAATTCACGATACTCCTCCTCTTCAGGAAGGGTAGCAGTCATACAGAGCAACCTGTGAT